AGTAACTACGTTCCCAACAACGTCACCTACATTAGTACCGACGGTAAAAGTAACTACGTTCCCAACAACGTCACCTACAGCAGTACCGACGGTAAAAGTAACTACGTTCCCAACAACGTCACCTACAGCAGTACCGACGGTAAAAGTAACTACGTTCCCAACAACGGCACCTACATTAGTACCTACTATTGTACCAACAGAATACGGGCCTACAGTAGCGCCCACAGAGTATGGGCCCACGCTAGCACCTACAAGTACTCCGACATTTGTACCCACAACTGTGCCAACTAGCACAACAACGACTAGGAATACAACAGCTCCTACGAGCAATTTAACTAATTAAAAGAGGATATAATATGCTATACGCAAAAGTAGAGGATGACGAAGTTTTAGAGTTTCCAGTAAATGAGAGAAAATTGAGAGAAGCTCTAAAAAATATGTCTTTGCCAAAAGAAATAACTGAAGAAAGCCTAGAAGGAACCGGATATGTTATAATAAGTCCTTGGAGCAGTTTTGAACAGCCTCAAGAAACAGAAACTCATGTTGTACGTCTAGGAACTCCTATAAAGACAGATTTAGGCTGGGAAAAAACTTGGATACTAAAAGAAGTTCCAGAAAGTCATATACCACATAGAAATAGATTTAAACTAAAGCAAATCAGAGATAGAAGAGATGTTCTTCTAAAAAGAGCTGATGCGCTAGTAATACGATATTATAGAGAAGTCAGACTTGGACTTCCTATAAGTATTTCTATAGAAAGATTAGATACCTATATGCAGGCATTGGCAGACATAACAGATTCACCTGATCTTTACAACATTACATGGCCGGAGCTATAACTTATGAAATTTGCAAATGTATTAATGTCATCTACAAAAACGCACAGAGACAGACTAGCCGATATGGTTACTAGATCAGACAGAAACCAATGGGCAGAAAGCATAGAACCCATAGTAAGAGAGCTAAGCCCTTTCCCGACTAGTTATGATGTTGCAGCTACTCAAGGCACTAATTTTGCAGAATTTACTTATACTGAATTTGCAGGCGGGGTTTTTATAACTACTCAATCTATTGATATCAATACAAGACTTTTGGAACTTGCGTCACAGTGGGAAGGCGATACAAAAGAAGTAGAAGAAAACTGGCCTAACATAATTAAAGATAAATACGAATTACATAGAGAAAACGAAGAAGATTTTAAATACCCAGAAGTTGTAATTCTTACTCCTGCAAACAATGCTTTTGATCTTATGAGCTGGGAAACTATGTGTAGGGTTTGTCACGACGATGATAATGCCAAAATTAAACCGCACCCATTGTGCGATGAAGATGGTGTACGAAAGATGGTAGAAAGAGTAGGGTGGAATAAAATAATTCCTTGGGATCACTCTGGAATGGATTACCTCTTAAATTGCAAAGAAGCGTGGACTACATCTTGTAGTGAGCTCACTATGATTGGGGCACTTTTTGGAAAGAAAGTACATAATATGGGGAATTACTTTCATGAAGCTGATGGAGCTTATTTTCCTTTAACTAGAAAAGTATTTTATGCAGAAGATCAGAAAGACTGTGCTTTACGTATGGCAGCCTGTGATTTTTCTGGGTTAATTTTTCCTTGGCAATCTGAAGAAGAAATAAAAATGCGTATAGAAAAGTATTATGAAAAAGCTCTAGAACTTAGACAAAAATATAAGCCTCTATATGTAAAATACCCAAGGAGCAGACCATAAAGGAGTTCTTATGAAATTAACAATGAGAAGTGGGGCAGTAGGAAAAAGAATTGCTATATGTAAAGAGTGCCCTCATTTAAATAGATTAAATATATGTAGGCAATGCGGATGCTTTATGCCCGCAAAAGTCAGATTACCAGAAACATATTGCCCTATATTAAAATGGGATAAGATGTCAATAGAAGATAGTAAAGAAAAAATACCTTTAAAAGAGATAGAATAAATGGCAGTACTAGTTAGTAGAGCAGACGTACCTTCTACAGAAATACAAGAGTTGAATTCGGATACACGATTTCTAAAACTTCCAATTAATCCATATTTGGAACTTTTAGGAATCACTCCGCTTCCTTCACAGATGGCATTAATCAATGCAATAAATAATCCTAAATACAGGTTTATTACTGCTGCTCTCTCAAGGCGGCAGGGCAAAACATACATTGCGAATGTAATCGGCCAGCTAGTTTCTCTAGTTCCGGGGTCGAATATATTGATTATGTCGCCTAATTACTCTCTTTCACAAATCTCATTTGATTTGCAGAGAAACCTAATTAAGCACTTTGACCTGGAAGTAACAAAAGACAATGCAAAAGATAAAGTGATTGAAATTTCTAACGGCTCTACAGTAAGAATGGGTTCTGTTAATCAGGTAGATTCTTCTGTAGGTCGTTCTTACGATCTAATTATTTTTGATGAGGCAGCATTGACAGATGGAGAAGAAGCATTTAATGTATCTCTTCGTCCTACTCTTGACAAAGATAATTCAAAAGCAATCTTTATTTCTACTCCACGAGGAAGGAGTAACTGGTTTGCTAGATTTTTTGATCGAGGATTTTCGGATGAATTTCCAGAATGGGTAAGTATACGAGCAACATATAAAGATAATCCTCGCATGAGTCAGAGCGATGTAGATGAAGCTAAAAAATCTATGAGCGATGCAGAGTTTCGTCAAGAGTATGAAGCTGACTTTAATACCTACGAAGGTCAAATTTGGAACTTTAACGCCGAAGAGTGTGTAGCTGATCTATCAGAATTAAATACCGAAGGTATGGACATCATAGCGGGGTTGGACGTAGGTTTCCGAGATCCAACAGCTTTCTGTGTAGTTGCATATGACTGGGACTCTGGAAAGTATTATGTATTAGCAGAGTACTATGATTCTGAGAAAACTACAGATAAACACGCGGAACAGATACGAAAAGCGGTAGATAAGTATGGCATAGACTATATTTACATCGATTCGGCAGCAGCACAAACTCGATTTGATTTTGCACAGAATTATGATCTTAGCACTATTAACGCAAAGAAGTCCATTATTGATGGCATAGGACACGTAGCAGCAATAGTAGACAATGACAACTTGATTGTAGATCAGCGATGTTTTGAAACACTTTCTTGCTTAGATCAATACCAGTGGGATCCGAATCCTAATCTGTTAAAAGAGAAGCCAAAGCATAACATGGCGTCACATATGGCTGATGCACTTCGATACGCTTTGTATTCATTTGAAACTTCGCAGACTACATTCTGATAACACGTGCTCAAAAATAGTATTTGACAAGAAACCTCAAGTTAGCTATAATTTCGTTAATAAAAGTGGAAAAGAAACTATATGGCACAGCTAAAAAGAGATCGAGTTAAATACATTCGAGATAAAGCAAAGTCGCAGTACCAAAAAGCTGGTGCTTGCTACATCTGCCATAGTACACAGAAACTAGACTTTCATCATTTTTATAGTTTGAGCCCTTTGCTCTCTGAGTGGTTAAAAGAGAAGCAAGCAGAACGTCCAGAGCACTATACCGATGAATATATTATAGTGTGGAGAGATGAGTTCATAAAAGAAAAGTGGGCAGAGCTATATGATTATACAGTAACATTATGTCACGACCATCACTTACAGTTACATTCAATTTATGGTAAAGACCCTTCACTTGCTACAGCTAAAAAGCAAGAAAACTGGGTAGAAATACAGAGAAATAAACATGGCGTGGTATGATAGAATTATTGGTAGGACTCCAGAGGATTTAGAAGAAAAACTAAACCCTTCACAGCCTTACTACGATAATAAGATAGAGCCCACACGAGAGCCTACTTATTCCTACGAAAGAGCTTACGAAGAACTAGAAATAGTAAATCGTGGCGTAAATATGATCGTAGATGACTCTGCAGAAATTCGTACAATAGTAGGAAGTGCTCTTAGAAGCAACTCTGTAGTAAAGGGAATAAAGCGCTCAAAAGTAGATCTTCTGCTTAACACTGAGCCAAATCCCTTCCAAGACATTAATACTTTTCGTCGCAACTGCATCATTGATCTGTTGCTAGACGGAAACATTTTTATATATTTTGATGGCGTACATTTGTATCATCTTCCAGCAGATAAGATGATTATTCACGCAAGTGATACAACGTATATTGAAAAGTTTACTTTTAATGAAAAGATTACTTATTCTCCTAGCGAGATTATTCATGTAAAAGAAAACTCTTTTTACTCAATTTACCGAGGAGTTCCACGATTAAGCCCTGCCCTTCGTACTATGAAACTTATGAAGAGCATGAGAACTTTCCAGGATAACTTCTTTAAAAATGGAGCAGTCCCAGGTCTCGTACTAAAGAGTCCAAATACTTTGTCAGAAAAGATTAAAGAGCGTATGCTGCAATCGTGGCAAGCTCGCTACCGTCCAGAAGCAGGAGGTCGTCGACCCCTTATTCTCGATGGTGGTTTAGAAGTAGAGTCTATTTCAAATATAAACTTTAAAGAACTTGATTTTCAAAGTGCTACTGAAGAGACTGAAAAAATAATTTTAAAGGCTTTGGGCATTCCACCCATACTTTTAGACTCTGGTAATAATGCAAACCTTCGTCCTAATATGCGTTTGTATTATTTGGAAACTGTACTACCTATAGTTCGTAAACTAAACCACTCTCTTGAGCGATTCTTTGGTTTCGAACTATCAGAGGATATTACAAATATTCCCGCACTACAACCAGAACTGCGCGACTCCGCGCAATACTACTCAGCACTAGTAAACGCTGGCATCATTACTCCAAACGAAGCACGAGATAACTTAGGCTTCGAAGATATAGAAGGACACAGTGACTTACGAGTACCTGCAAATATTGCGGGTAGTGCAGCTAACCCAGATATGGGTGGAAGACCTACAGAAGGAGATAATTCAAATGGCGAATAGAGCCCAAGTAAAGAAAACACTAGAGAAAATGGCTATGTTTTTTGCTGAAAAAGGAAAAGTCCTTGAACAAGCAGAATACTTAAAGCAAGATGATAGGCCAGTTCCTCTATCGCATATTCGGAGAATTTTTCGTTCCTATTCTCGAATGGTAGTAATGTTGGAAAAGAATGAGCCTGAACTTTGGCTTATGGCAACAAAACCAGCATTACCAGAAGTTAAGATAGAAAAGCCTAAGATGGAAATGCCAAAGCCAAAGCCTGTAAAAATAGAAGTACCAAAGGCTGAGCCTGCAAAAGCAGAGGTAAAAGAAGATGGAAAAAATATTTAATCTAACCTCCACTTTTAAATCACACGCTGCAGAAGATGGCAGCGTAATGATTCGTGGAATGGCAAGTACCGCAGACTTCGACCGTGCTGGAGATTCTATCTCTGCAGAAGCATGGACAAAGGGCGGCTTAAAGAACTTTGAGAAGAATCCTATTATTCTTTTTAATCATGATTATGACAAGCCGATAGGTCGCGCTACGGGGTTGAAAGTAACTCCTAACGGCCTAGAACTTGAAGCGAAGATTAGCAAATCTG